TGGTGTTCCTTGCACAGCTGTTATTATGCCATTGTCCATATCGGCCACAATGCTGTCAATTCGTCCATAGCCAGAAACGTTCGAGCCTATCGCGACATTCTGGACAGCATCGCTGTTCATGAAGAGGCCATTATAAAAGCCAGTCCCTGCCGATACATCCACAGACAAATTGTTAGGGGAGTGTGCTAAAACCGCAAACCCCGACTTTGATCCGTTTGGTTCTGTTGCCGCCCATTGGTTTTGGTCGTCCGCCGGATAATATGTCGTGCCTGTTAAATGATTTACTTTGATTGTCATTATCTCACCTCTATCCTATATATATTTTTTTATTGCCCTTCTGAGGTTTAAACACAATATTTCCGAACTCAAATTGGCGAACTCCTGTATTTTCATCATGCACCATTCTTAAAATTCTCATTGGCTGCATAAACCCAAAGTATGGAACGAGTGAAATGGTTATGGTATCTCCGACTTTAATGTCCGAAAAAGGGCAAAGTGCTGAATCTATCGCCTTAATCGTGAATGTATTGAGAGGGTATGCTGTCCTCTGTAAAGCTCCGGCAGTTTCGTTGTTTAACGTAGCTTGGTCTGTGACACCAGCGTTTGCCGAGAATGTTCCTTCCATCAATCCATAAAGGGCCATGCTTGTTGCATCCGAGGCTGTTGCAGATAAGGACCCATTTGAGCCATAGTATGAATTAATCATGCTTAGAATATCTGTGGCCAGAGTAGGTTTTTCAGTTATGTTGTCCGCGATCCCGCCATATTCAAGGGTGTACTGTGGTTTTGCCGATCCCTTTCGAAGATAAAAGTTGAACTTCCGGCTGACGTCGACGTCGAAGTCATAGTTTACGTCCAAGCAATATTCGACAATCTTGTCGAGCAGGAAGTCTGTTTCTGCCACCGTTCTTTGGGTTTTTAAGGCTCCCGTAGCCATGCTTCCGGCAGTAATGCCTGTTGCACCGACCGCGTTTGCATCGGCCAGGAGTTGTGTGAGCAATGATCCGTAGTCTATCGAAGTGTAGGACTTTGCTCGGAGCCTTCGCCATTTCAGCAAGGCCATGTAATCAAGGCAATTAATCTTTAAGGCCGGGTTATCAAAGCTCTGCCCGGCTATAATTCCACCCCAAATGCAAGCGGCGAGAGCATCATCCCATATCTCTATGTGGTTTCTAAATGCCATGTTTGCCGCGGTACATTTCGGACTTTCGAGTCCAATGGAAACTTCGGCTGTATCAATATCATTTAAGGTCCATCCGTAGGTTAAATTACCGTTGTAGTTGTTTATTTCGTCTAATTGGCTGTGGTTTTGGTCGAATATTTTTAGTGTTTTCATCTACACCCACCTTCCTGTCAGCGCCACAGAGCAGCTCATTCCGGCCCCGGTGGTCGCCGGTACGAATGTCAAATTGTTAACCCCTGGTTGACAGCTTGGCCACTTACTCGCTGTCGTCTTGACACCAATTTTATTTGTTGTGCCATTCAGTTTGATACTTCTTGTGGCCGGCCTACAGTCAATGACCAGAGTGTCGGTTTGGGCCAAGGAAATATTCAAAGTCATGGCCTCGCCTGTAGTAGTATTTGTGATAACAGGATTGGTACAGGCCCCCGTAATGGTTATAACAGGATAAGCTATTGCATTTCCTGCGTTGCTTATGCTTCCCGATCCGCCGGAAACAGTCCCATAAACTATAGGATATGTATACGGATAGTTCAGTCCGGAACCAGAAACCGGAGAAAGGTTCGTCGTTGAAGTGTTCTGCGCGTAAAGGTATGGGTCCGGCATCAATAATTGCATTGATATCTTTCTTGAATCTCCGCCTTCCGCTCTGCTTCGAACTTCCACGTAGGCAGTAAGAACACCAAGTCCGACGATATTTGCTACAAGAGACTTTATGCCGCCGGTATATAAAATTTGATTAAGTGCTGCTATTTTGGCCGGGTCCCATGTTTTAATAATTCCGTTTAAAACGAGTACCTTGCCATTTATTTTAGATCTGTTAAAGCTCTGTCCATCGATAAAAAGGTCGTTCGTGACTATATTTTTATCAAAGTCAAAAAGGCCTTTAATAGTGAAAAAGTAATCAGCGATCATGAGGTTTAGTCCATTTAACGTTAAGCCTATAATTTTCATTCAATCACCCCGCTAAATCGGACAAAGGAACTGTAACTGCTGCAAAGTCTTGTTCGTGTCGCCCTGGCTCATGAGCTGCATATTTTGCACATGTACATGCTGTTCGATTTTTTTATTGTTTGTTACAGATGATCCAGCCGCTCCGGATATCCTGGCTGTCGCATTGACCTTCATATCCGCACTAAGTCCCTTGAGTGCATCACTGACCACGTTCTTGGATCCTTTTATTCCCTTTGCGAGGCCTGTCATGAAGTCCGGCATCCAAGTTTCGTAATCCGCAAGTGGCCCTTCATCCGGTGTCGAAAAGTGAAGGAATGATTTAATCGTGTTTGCTATATTTGTAGCTGCGCTCGTGACTCCACCTATCATATTTTTTATGCCATCAATGAAGCCTTTAACAAAATCAGATCCCCATTTGGCCGCTTGGCTCGGCAGGCTTGTAAATATATTCCCGAGTCCGTTTATGACATTGCTCACAGTCTGTCCCATGTTCTTTGCGCCGCTTGATATTACTTTGAAGGAATTATCCACAAAGTCATGGAAAGGTTTGTAGTGGTTATAAAGCAAGATGAATGCGGCTGTGAGACCCGCTATTACAAGAATAACCAGTCCGAAAGGGTTTGCGTCCATGACGAAATTAAGTGCTGCCTGAGCCGCTTCGGCGAGTTTTGTGGCCTTTGTCCATGTCTCCTGTACTGCAGTCACTCCGTTGATTATCGCTGTTACTGTTTTAAATGCCACAAATGCACCCGCAAGGCCGATAATAACGACTTTCGCCGCTTCGCCATGATCTTTAATAAAATTGAAGCCGCCCACCAGCTCCGGGAGCACCATTTGCCCGAAGGTTTTCCCTATATCGAATAAATTCTGCGTAAAATCTTTAATGTCTTTTTGGTGGTCCTTTATGTTCTGCGCAAGGTTAGTAAACCCGGTTTGCAAAGGCGGCAATACCTGTGCTACTATCGGTATAAGTGCGTTTCCGAAGGTGTAGCCTAACTGTTTCACCTGCATACTTAGTGCTTCCATCTCCATTTTGACTTTATGCGCCTGCTCCGGATCGATTCCTATTCCCTTTACCTTCGATGCCTGTGTCGCCACATCGTTGTAATTACTGAGAATACCCACAAGGTCCTTGCCTCTACTTCCGAGGACTTGGGACGTGTATGCTTCCTCATTTCCGCTTGCGGCTGCCTTCTGGTAACCATCCGCCAGTGCCTTAAGCTGGTCATTATAGGACAGGAGTTTACCTTTGCTGTCCGTAAGAGTGACGCCGTATTCTGCAAGCGCTTTTGTAGTGGCATTGCCCTTTTTGCCAGCTCCCTCAACACCTTTGTCGAGTCTGATCATTGTCCCAGTGAATGCATCCGCGTTTGTATCTGCAAGAGTAAGCTCTTTGTTCAATAGGCCTGCATCTGTGGCTGACATGTGAAGTTTTTCGCTTAATTGATAAGCCGCATCTCCGGCATTAATCGCGCCTTCGGCCACCGAAAACAACCCAGCTCCGCCAGCTGCTGCTGCAGCCAGTCCAATGACAGCATTCTTCAACCCCAACACATGGCTTTGCCCTTTTTCGCTTGTCTCTTTAACTTTTGAAGTTAACCCTGTCCACGAAAAGCTCTGTTTATCAACCTCTGTGGTTGTCTTTTTAAGTTCTCCCTCCATGCCATTCAGTGTGGACTTGGCTTTGTACAATTTCTCTTCAAGGGTTTGTGTCGCTTTCGCATCAGCGCCTTTGGCTGTTACAGACTTATCAAAAGCCAATTGAAGCTTTTCAACAGCCTGTTTCTGTAGGTCGATCTGCCTATTAAGCAGAGCTGACTTTTCTTTTAAACTATCAGACGTACTTCCAAAGGCTGTCACCCTTGTCCCGGCTTCTTTGAACTGCGCCTGCACGACTTTCAATTCGCTGTTTATTTTAGAGATGCCCTCTTGGAACCCGGTTCCATCAAGGCCAAACTTGGCATTTACTCCGAGTTCTTTTGTCATTTTCTCACCCCTTTCTTAAAAGATATTATCTATAAATGTTTCTTTTTCAGAGGCATTTTCTTCTTCGATGCCATTATAAGATTTATGCTCTTCGTATAAGGCCATGAGCTTTCTCAATGTCATGTGCCAGAATTGCTTTTCGGATCGTCCGAGAAGAATCGTGCCTATATACATGAGCCTCGCCCAATTCAACTGTGGAGATTGTTCCGAGCCTTCGTTTATTTCTTCTTGCTCGTCGCCTGCTTCGCTGGGCCTTCTTCGTTTGGGAATCCTCTCCCCATTGCTTCATTCACAGCCGTTCCCAGGCTTCCCATATTTTCGAGGGTTACCATTTTCCCGGCTTCTCTTTCGGTCAGTTCTTCGTCCTCATGCTTAAAACCTATGAAGATGAACTTTTTAATCGCCTTAATTGATCCGCTCTGAAGCTTTTTAAAAGCCTCTGTGATATCTCCATATTCTTCTTCGAGATCAGCAAGCGCGTTCAAATCGAATATAATATGCCTTTCTTTATCGAGAATCACTGTGACAGCCTTTTCCCTTATATCTTCAAGATATTTATTGACTGATTCGCTCATTTTGTTCCTCCTAAATTAAAAGGAGAGCCGAAGCTCTCCCAAGATTAAGCACATGTGAAGTTTGAAACATAGGCTGCTGCAATTGAATTGTTGTTGAGGTCCTTGACGTCGGTCGTGACCAATACAAAGTATTTGGTAGCGGCTGTGAGTGCTACGGTTGGCGCGATTGTAACAATTGTTCCTGCCGCATTGATAGTGTTTGTTGCCGCGACCACCGAGCCATCTGTTGACTTGATGAGGAATATATTTCCCGGCAAGTAATTCTGGATCGCTTCGGAGAATGTAATTGCTGGATTGATTGACGTCGCAACTGCTGTCGCTCCATTTGCAGGAGTGACCGAAGAAACGGTAGGCGGTGTTATGTCAGCGCTATTGTCGACATAGGAGAACCAGTTCGAGCCGATTGATGCAGTATATCCTGCTTCATCCTCGTCTGCTATCTTCTGCCATGCATCGTCATAAAGCCTCTTCACAAAAGTTCCCTTGAGAACAGGGTTCTGCGGCTTCGCTTTGTCTGCGAGGGTTTCGTAATCCTGCTCTACAATCTCGAATTTGCCTTTATACGTCCATACATACCTGTATTTTCCGTTGGATTTTCTTGATTTAAAGCCTATGGCCACATAAGGCGCAATGTCTGTTGTTTTTCTGACAAGGGTTCCTGCTGATATAGTATGCCCAAGAACCGCCGCTTGTATTGAAAGCGGGAAGTCCTTAACCGCAAATTCGACTGTCACCTCACCTGTTGCTTGTATGATTTCCACAGGCCCATCATCGGCCCACTGAATGTCTGTGTTCATCTTAGCTTGTATCTTAGCGCTGATAGCCTCCGCTATTTTGACTGGGGAGTTGTATGCTGGCACTGTCTGTCCATCATCTGTTGAGGAAAAAATCGCATAATATAGGCTTTTTAGTCCCACACTTGGTGCTGTTGGTGCTGTCATAAATCATCACTATCCTTTCTAACTATTTTCCAATATTGCTGCATATCTCAAAACTTTGTGGAATATCTGAACATCGGAATCGTCCTCATATAAATCTTGAGATTCGATTCTAAAAAAATAAATGGATCGCATAACGACATCTACCCTTTGTGCGATTGCCGAAGTCGAAGCTCCCTGCGTCCATACATCAACTTGCATAGAAACCTCACTCGTGTACTCGTCGTCGTCGGCATAAACCGCCCCGACATTCGCATATTCAAAGAAAGTTACTCTCGG